TGCGAATTTCATGAAATTATCTGTTTTTTTTATTTCTTTTGACCGTTTCCAATCATAAATCATTAAGGTTCCATCAGGATTTTCGAATACCATATCAACCGACCCTGCTAATAACAAATCTTCATGATAAATCATCCATTCGGTTCTATAAGGAATAAGATTTGTTGCGGTAAGTTCATTAAATTCTTTAAAATAAGCATATTCAATTGAATCATTATTAGATGTGGGATTTTTATTATAGTAACATTCAATATCATAGTGCATTTTTGTGCCAGCATCTGCTGCTTCATCACGATTTTTATCCCATAAACATTTTATTTCTTCGCGTGTTTTTCCATAATATTTATTTTTTTCCCAATTTTTAGAATTCATCATAGATGTAATAATTTTATCGGCATCAAAATCACTAAAATGACTATGATTCCATTTGGTAACTGACGTATAATCTTTATTTGTATCTCCATTAATAGTATATTTATGTGGTCCTGCGTCAAATGAAATTGCTGCGTCACGTTCGTGTCGATTAAGATTAGAAAGATATGTATTAGTATTGTCACTGTCACTCTTACTGTTACTGTTATCTTCCCTAATAGTTTCAGAATCATTTAAAGAATTCATTGTGATATTAATTAATTTATAGTAATTTATAGTAATTATAGTAATTAATATTAAGTAGTATTGATATAATTAGTATAAATCAATTTTATTATTTTTGTTTTCTTTTTGCTTTGGTCTTTTTGGTCTTTTTGGTCTTTTTGGTCTTTTTGGTCTTTTTGGTCTTTTTGGTCTTTTTGGTCTTTTTGGAAAAAGGTTTAATTTGAAAATCTTTCATTAAACGTTCATTTAATGACATTTTATGTGAAGGCACTGAAATTAAATTCATAATATCATCATTATTAAGATTTTTACTAAAATTTATATCATTATCATGTCCTGTAATTTTCATATGTTTACCATCATATGTTGCATCAAATGCTTTATCAGTAATTAGATTACCATTTAATGTCGATTTTAATTCACCAGTAGAATGAAGAAATATACTCATTTTATAATATATTTATATTTTATAATTTTATAATTTTATAATTTTATAATTTTATAATTTTATAATTTTATAATTTTATAATTTTATAAAATATAAAATTGAATTACTTTTATTGAAAATTAAATTATTTAAACCTAACCATTAAATAACTTCAAATACCACAATATAAATACATAGAAAATGAGTGCCGATGATTCTATTTCTATTTCTACAATTATTGGTAATTTTAAAACAAAAGGAATTAAATCCTTAAATGAATTATCAGAGAAAACATTAAATGATATAATAAAAACAGCAAATGAAATGTATTATTCGTCATCATCGTCGTCATTATCAACCTTATTATTAACAGATAATGAATATGATGTTTTGATTAGTTATGTAATTAAAAGATTTCCAACGAATACTATTGCGAAAGAAGGTCATGCGACAATCAATGTGGATAAACATACATTTGAAAAAAATAAAATAGAACTGCCCTATCAAATGTGGTCAATGGATAAAATTAAACCAAATACAGATGCTCTAATTAAATGGATAAAAAAATATAAGGGTCGTTATATCGTCTCCTGTAAACTTGACGGCATTAGCGCTCTTTATAGCAATGAATCTGGCATTCCTAAATTGTATACGCGTGGTAATGGAATTATAGGACAAGATATTAGTCATTTGATTCCTTATTTGGGTCTATCGGGTATAAGTAAAAATGTCGCAGTTCGTGGAGAAATTATTATGCCTAAACACATCTTCACTGAAAAATATGGGGAAAAATTTGCGAATCCTAGAAATTTAGTATCTGGAATAGTTAATATGAAAAAAATAGAGGATGTTTCAATATATAAAGATTTATCTTTTGTAGCATATGAAGTTATAACACCGATTTTATCGCCATCGCACCAATTAGAATTTTTATCAAAAATGAATAAGATCGAAACAGTTATGCATTGTATTATAGAGAAAAACATAACAAATCAGATACTTTCAGAATTACTAGTTAAATGGCGAAAAAGTTATCTATACGAAATTGATGGGATTATTTGTATGAATGATAAAATATATCCGCGAAAAGAAGGCAATCCTGACCATGCTTTTGCCTTTAAAATGGTTTTATCTGACCAAATTGCGGAAGCAATTGTGGTTGATGTTATATGGACACCGAGTAAAGACGGTTATTTAAAACCGCGTGTTCAAATTGAACCAATTACCTTAGGCGGTGTTAAAATAGAATATGCGACAGGATTTAATGCCAAATTTATAAAAGATAATTGTATTGGCATTGGGGCAGTAATTTCTATTGTGCGTAGTGGTGATGTAATCCCACATATTACTGGCATTATAAAACCGGCAGCACAACCGCTTTTTCCGAGTGATTCTAAAACTGAATATGAATGGAATGCGACGCAAATCGATATTGTATTGACTAATAAAAATAGTGATGAAACTGTGATACAAAAAAATATAACTGGATTCTTTACTGGCATTGAAGTAGAAGGGTTAAGTTCTGGAAATATTAAGCGTCTTATAGAAGGAGGGTATGATAGTATTCCAAAAATCATTAGAATGACTCTGACAGATTATTTGAAAATAGATGGATTTAAAGAAAAATTGGCGACAAAAATAAAAAATGGAATTGAGACAAAACTCAACACTGCTAGTTTACCAGTATTAATGAATGCGTCAAATTTATTTGGGAGAGGGTTTGGAGTAAAAAAATTAAAACTAATTTTAGATACTTATCCATCATTACTTGTTAAAAAAACAAATAAATATCAAAAATCAGAAATGGTTGCTATGGTAAAAGAAATTCCAGGTATGGCAGAAAAAACCTCATTAAATTTTGTAGAAAAAATAGATAGATTTGTTGAATTTATGAAAGAACTTGATCTAGAAGATAAACTTTATGAAGGTAATGATACAAAAACACAAAACACACCGGTCGAAACAGAATCAACCATGCATGAACTTCATGGAAAAAAATATGTAATGACTGGATTTAGAGATAAAGAAACAATCGCAAAATTAGAAAAGATTGGTGCGATTCAAAGTGCTGGTATAAATAAATCAACTTATGTATTGATTGTCAAAACCAATGAAAATAAAAATGACAATAGTGTAAAAATAAATGAAGCAAAAAAATTAGGTGTTCCTATAATGGCAATAACTGAATTCATTTCAACTTATCACATTTGAATAAATAAAATAAAATAAAATAAAATAAAATAAAATAAAATAAAATAAAATCATTTTAAAAACTGAACTCGTATTCAATAATATTTTTCAAATTTGTTTTCAAATATTTGTATAATTCTTTTTTAATGCGTGAATTATTATACTCCTGTGTATTATTGCCGCCTAATATTTTTTGAAAATTAACAGCGTATTTATTAGAGAATTCATCCTCATATATTTTATCCGTATTTTCCTTCTGCCATTTTATAAATTCAGTCAAAAGTTGTTTTGAAATTTTACTAATAAATTCAATAAACATTTTATCTGACATAATTTCCCATTTAATGTCAGATGATGATTCCTTATTTTTATCATTATCATTATCATTATCATTATCATTTCCCTCTTCTTCACAATTGGATGTATTCGGTGTAGCAATAAATAAAGTATTTTCTTTTTGATTAAACGACTTTAATGGTAGTTTATTTAAATCAGTCGAAGAAAGCAAATCTTTTATTATTTCTATACAACCGTGGATATAATCATGCTTAAACATAATATCGAGATGTTTTCTAGTAATAAGAATATTAGAAGAAGACCATTCGTTAAATGAAATAGTAGATAGATTAGTTTCATTTAACCATTCGATAACATTTAATTTCCGTTTTTTAATTTCAGTCCATTTCATCATTTCTTCCATTTTTTTTTCCAATTGTGAATATTTGGCAGTAACTTCTAATAAAATGCTATACATCTCACGCATTGTAGGCATTTTATCTGTATCATTTTCGCGTATTCTTTCATGTTGAGTTTTATTTATGGTTTCGCAAAATAAAGTATGTTTAGTATAATTAGATTTTAATTTATATTCCTTTTTACATAAAACGCATTTATAAGGGTTGGAATGTTGTTTGTGTAATGGTTGTTGGTGCTTATAATAAACATTCATTTATTTATTTATTTATTTATTTATTCTGTGAATTATTCACAGAACTATTTACTTATTTATTTAAGTATATATGAAAATCAATTTTATAATTTATATTATATTTATTTATAATAAGATAATATAAATTATAAATTATAAATTATAAATAAAATGCCAACAACAGAATTTAATGGAAACTTTTATGAAAATTGTGAATGTAGTAATGCACCAGAAATATTAAACGGTGCTTGTTTGGCATGTGAAGGTGTTGATGGAAGTATTATAGATAAAGATACTCTTCAAAAGAAAATATGGAATCAAGTTCGTGTTCCATCCTCTTTATACAGTATGAATAAGGCAACATTAACCGTTGATAAAAGAAATAAAACCACAAGCACTAGTAATCAAGCAAGTGATAGAAATGAACCAGCAATTCAAATAAATATTATTCCGTCACGTGGAAATTCAACCAAAGGGTCAATAACGCGTATGCGTCCAGGTTCATCTTCGCCTGGTGGAACTGGTGTTGATGTTAAACATAATTCTTATGCTCGTTATTTAGCAAAAAAGAAAGGAACATATCTTAAAACACAACAAGACCCTACAAATGTAAATGCCATATATGGAAATAAAAATAAAATGATTGGTATTTTAAATCAATGTGAATGCCCTTAATCGACTAATTAAATAAATTAAATTAAAATAAATTAAAATAAATATATAAATAAAAGATAAATAAAAGATAATGCCAATAAACGGATTTTTTAAAAACACATCTCTAACAAGGTCAATCGCACCAGCACCAGCACCAGCACCAAGAATAGTAAGAAGTTTCGCTCCGATTCAAAGAACAGCAAGATCAGTAACAACTCAAAATTTTGTTTTACCACAAAATTCCAAAAAATCTTCTTGTAAAAGTTGTGGAAGTTAAATAAAATAAAACAAAACAAAATATAAAATATAAAATATAAAATATAAAATATAAATTAATCTATATTTTATATTTTATATTTTATATATTAGTATATAAATATATATAGAATTACTTTTAGAAGATGAATAATACCTTATCTAATTTTAATTTAGATTCAGAATCTTATCAAGACAATGAAATTGAAATACTTTTTAATTTAAAAACGCCTTATAATAAAACTGATATTCATAAAGCAAAAGAAATATTAATAAAGCAACTTTTTAAAGATGAAAATAATAGTTTAGGAGTAGAGAAACAGAGAGAAATTCGTTTTTTTATAGATACAATTGCTACACGCATCCAAAATAAAATAAATAATTCAGTTACTGAATATGGAAGCAATTTTATTATCGAAAATAATAATACTCTGGTTGGAAAATCAGCACGATTAACCGAAGGGCGATTAACTGATGGCGGCGAAGCAGTCCCGCCTGGTTATATAAATCCAATT